CACAGATCCGAATTTCCTCCTGCCATAACCGGTAAAAGTCCCGATTACAACAGAACACAATGTCGTCACCATTTACAAGCACAGGTAGACGATTTGGTGAACAAAACTCTTTGGGAGTACCCTTATAGTAACGCTGCCAAGTTCTCCAGTATGATATAAAGTTAATCATACATAAGTGAGGGAACGAGAGCTTACTACCCATGAACTGTCCATTACGCTGAGTTATCGAGTAAATACGACTAGCCTTCTTCTTAAGTGTCTCATAGGGTTCCTTATCTTTATTACTTTTAATAATCATAAGAGACTCCAGGGACGGAAAGCCAGTATATCTAACCCTACATAACTCTTCCAGGGGAACAGTTTCGAGGTCAGTAAGTTTTAATAACTTCTCGAGTAATAACATATTAGTACCTTCTAATGGAGTTATACCATCAATTTGATATCCCAGGTTATAGTAACAGGTCTGTCGAAGGATGTTCTTATCTAAAAGATCCTCCTGAGCAGACTTCTCACTACCATTTGAGATACCAAGATGATGTTTAACAGCCATATGTGAGGCTAAAGTTAAAGACCAATGTAAGTTATCAGTTGCAGCAGAGTAATCGCCCGAACACATAAGAGACAGTTCGGGATGTTCAAGAACTCGATCATAAAATCGATCCAGTTCTTCATTGCAGTGAGCATTCCCAATTAGGCGGAATGCGGGAAATTCTTTCAAAAATGAGTGCATAGACTTTTGGATAGGAGCAGAGATAAGTGTGGGAATACCACTCTGAGCAGTAATCATTCGAACTTTAAGAGGTTCTATGATACCGACAGCTCGGGCATTACCTTTCTCACCGTCAGACTGAATTTTTAGTTCCTGTATCATTGAGGGTACAGTATCTGGGATACTAAATCCCCAGAACTCCTGAACCTCTCCTGGTGTAGTTTCATACATTCGGAGAAGTTCACGGTCGTGAACCATAGAAATAGTCTTATAGTAGTAAGATTCAAGGTCAGTCCATTGACGAGTGTCAGTGTCTGCAGTATTCCGGTTATCGAGAACTTTGTTAAGTATATACGATCTTAGACCCTTCGGTTCCGGCTCCCCGACCTCTCCAATGGGGAGGGCTAGGGTCCTGTTCTCTTCGAAACAGGCGGAACTTGAGGGTTCTTGGAGATCATCAGACTTATAGTTTTCTATTCCCTTCCAAAGGAAGAGCAATTTCTCTATGTAATCCTCGTAGATGTCTGGTTTGATATCTTCGGGACTGTTAGAAATTGCAATAGCGTGTTTTAAGGTAGAACTAAGAACGAATCCTTCTGGAACAACGTCACAGGCTCGTTTGACTTGTTGTAGAGACAGGGCTAATCCCATACTCTTCACATTATTAAATGTGGCTCGGGCTTTAAGGAAGCGACGAAGCTTACCACCAAACAGTGGATCAAAGTCATATTTAGGGAGAACGTTGAACTCGGGGTCGATTCGATGTGCTAACATGGCCATAGGGGCCAGACAACACTCCTTTTGACGATTAAAGAGCTCTAGATCCGTGAGGGAACTAAAGGTCTGTAACATGGGAGAGAGAATCCAAGAAGGGATTGTATCACCATATTTTTCAAACAGGGGCGTTCTATCGTATAGCACATCACAATAGCCTCTAATGAACTTAAACATGGGAGAGTAGTTATTTTCAGAAATAAGGAAGAAACAGGTTACCCCCTTATTCATTCTATAACTAAACTCTCCATACTTAGGATCAAAAGAAACCTTAAGTTTCTTAAGGTCAAAAAGACGAGTTACCGAACTGGCATCTTCTAGACTATTCAGAACAAACTCGTTATATCCCCTCCTTTGAGTCGGGATACGTACACCAAGTTGTACCTTATCATTTTCGAAATTACCTCCGACCAAGTGTTGGACATCTCGGATGAGGTTAAGGGCTTCGACAGCAGAACTATAATTTACAAAGTTAAGCTGTGTACGACATTTGCCGGTTTCATAAACTCGGCAGCCTAGTGCGGCATTCGCATTTAGGTCTTTAGGGTCTTCACTGAGTAACAACTCCAGTGACAAGCACTTTACCGTTTCAACAATACAAAGAGTATTGTCGGGACGCACGGGTGTTGCCCCTTCGTTTCTACGAAGAAAATAATCTAACCTTTTAAAGGTTTCAGAGTGTTTATTAAACGACATTCTGAGGTTAAATTACTAATTAAATTCTCTTTTTAAGGTATTATAGTGACAAACTATAATCTCTTAA